AGTGATCATAAAAATGAGGTATATCCTTTAAATAACCCTTCAATTTCTATAATAGGTGAGTCTTCTGTAAGTAGATTAGCTAGAAAAAATGCTGAAACACACCAAGTTTTAACTAAAAAAAGAATCAACAAAGACAGTTTAGGTACAATAGAATCAGCAAAAGGACCAAAAGTAAAGTCAGTATTAGCTAATAAAGATAGCAGTTTTTATAGAAGAACTAGGTGGAAAGAGCCACATCCTAGATATGGAGGACAAGGAAGAAATTTTCCGCCAGAAGTTCCATCGTCTGCTTATCCTTTAAATCATGTGTGGCACACAGAAGCCGGTCATGTATTTGAAGTAGACGATACACCTAAAGCTGAAAGAATACATTGGTATCATAACTCTGGCACATTCCAAGAGATTCAACCAAAAGGTGATAGAATGACTAAAGTAGTTAGAAACAACTATGAAGTTATCTTTGGTGATAATGATATGTTTGTAAAGGGAAATGTAAACATTACTATCAATGGAGATGCAAGAACACTTATAAAAGGAAACAAAATAGAAGAAATAGATGGTGATTATCTATTAACTGTTACAGGTGATGTAGTACAAAAGATAGGTGGAAACGAAGCAAAAGAAATAGTAAGTGATAAGTCAACACAAATAAATGGAGATAAAAATACTAGAGTATCAGGTAACGTATCTATAACAACAGTAGGTAATTTTGTAGATAGTATCAAAGGATTGTTTAGAAAAACAGTCACAGGAGAAGAATCAAGAACTAACCTAAGCAAGGCAACTCATATCTTACCCGACAACTATACCTTGCTTGGTGCAAACAATCTAAATATTGCTGCAGGTGGTGATCTCAATATTGCAGCAGAAGGTAAAATGAAACTTAAGTCTGTTGATCAACAAACTATAGAAACAGATGCTGCTCAATTTATAAATGTTGGTAGTACACAATCTATTACAGCAACTGGTCATTCAACATTTAACAATAACTTAACAATAACAGGTACAACCCATTCAGTTGGTGATGTGTCTACTGATGCAGGTAATGCTCCTACATTAGCAACACACGTACACAAACAGACAGGTGGAACAGCTGATGATGGTGATGGACCTAATAATAAAGATACTTCAGTGGCGGATGCATAATGAGTAAAGATTGCGGACCATCTAAAGATGCATTGAATCTTGATAAAGAGATCGGTGGTGCTATGGATACTGTAAAAGATAGTTTCATAGGATCTGCTGCTGGTGGTATTGCTGATGGTATCTCAGGACTAAAGAGTAGTTTAGAAGGACTTACTGATGGAATCAAATCTAAAGTAGAAGCTGCTGTACCAGATATACCAAAACCAAAAGCTAACTTACAAGAAGAGATGACCGCTATGATGAGCAGTATGGATAACCCAGGTGAGTTCTTATCAAAGATGAAAGGGATAAAAGAAAACTTTGGATCTAATGTTAATATAGATGATATGTTTGATAAGCTAGGATTGGATAAAGGAAAGCTAGAAGGGTTATCACAAAATTATGACAGAGCCTTAGGTGATGCAAAAGTACTTGCAAGACAAGCAGCTGAAGGTAAATCAAGTCTTACAGGAGACTTAGGAAAGTTAGCTGGAGGAGATTTATCTGGAGTAAAAAATTTACTAGGAGGGATACCTGAAATAACTAAACCAGGATTTGACACTAAAAAGATTTTAGATGATATTTGTACATCAGTACCAAATACAGACCTTAGCGAGGATGGAGAGTTTACAAAAAAAGGTATACCCGTAAAAGAACCAGCAGAAGATGCAGAGCCAACAGAAAAGCCATCAGAAGCTAACAACACTTCACCACCAGAAAAAGATCAACAACCATCAGACAATTTAGAAAATTCTCGAAACGTAATATTGAATCCTGATGGCGATAAAGCAAAAGAAATAGAGAAAATATATTCTGAAGAATTACAAACATTAAGACCATTGCTTGCAGAAACTTTAGCTGAACAATCAAAGATTTTTTCTAACAGAGATTATATCTTTAGATTACAAAATGAAAATAATAGAAGGTTCCGTAAACCAAGCAAAAGTAAAAGAGAACAGAACATTGAAAATATTAAAAGAACAAAAGAAGAGAACAGAATACTTATTAGAAAAACAACAGCACAGTCTACATTAATAGAACTAAAATTTAAAACAATCGAGTACAGAAAATCAAAAGCCTACTTTGATGCTGGACTTATCTCACAAGAACCTAAGAAAGTAACAACTACTTTTGAATTTATTCATGAGCGAACTCACTTTGGAAACTATTCAAGTATACAGAATCAAATAGAAGCATTACCAGACTTAGTAATAACAGGAGAAAAACCAGAACCAGTTAGTTTTGGTTGATAAATATAATTATGGCTACGTTTACAGATTTTAAGAATAAATTTACAATACATCCAAATAAAAAAGATTTGGATTTACAAAATGATGCTGACTCTATAAAACAATCTATAAGAAATTTAATCTTAACTGACAAAGGAGAAAGATTGTTCCAACCAGAAATTGGATGCAAAATAAGATCACTTTTATTTGAAAACTTTTCTCCACAAACAAAGATGATTGCAAAACAAACAATAGAAGAGACCATTCATATGTTTGAACCCAGAGCTCAGTTAATAGATATAAACATATCAGCATCACCAGATAACAATGCAATGGTTGTAGGCGTTATATTTAACTTAATAAATAGCCCTGAAGCTAGAACATTAGAACTAGAAATAGAGAGAGTAAGATAATGGCAAATAGTGCACTATCAGTAGCAAATTTAGATTTTATAGACATTAAGAGTAATCTTAGAACATACTTACGTTCACAAGAAGCATTCAAAGACTTTGATTTTGATGGATCAAACTTAAGCGTACTTATGGATGTGCTATCATATAATACATATATGAATGCTTATTACCTTAACATGGTAGCAGCAGAAGGATTTATTGATAGTGCTCAGCTAAGAGATAGTGTAGTATCTCATGCCAAAACTTTAAATTATTTACCTGGATCATTCACATCATCTAAAGCAGTAGTTGATATAGAATTTGTTCCTACTGGCACACCAGCTAATATTAATTTACCAAAACATTCTACGTTTACAGCTTCCGTAGCTTCTAACACTTACACATTTACTACAAAAGAAAGGATAACCATTCCTTCAGCCAGTGATGGTAGTTACACAGCAACTGATGTTGAAATATTTGAAGGCGACATTATTACTGAGGTGTTTGCTGTTAATACTGCTAATACTAATCAAAGATTTGTTTTGAATAATAAAGGTGTCGATGTCGACAGCATATCTGTTCACGTACTAACTTCAAGTGCAGACACAACTAATGCTGAGTTTACAAGATCATTAAGCACTATTGGTCTTGATGGCACTTCTAATGTGTTCTTTGTAGTACCAGCAGAAAATCAAAAATACGAATTACAATTTGGTGATGGAGTTATAGGAAGTAAGTTAATTAATAATAATCTCGTTGAAGTAATGTATAGAAACTCATCAGGCGAAGGTCCTAATGGAGCTAATACATTTACACTTACTGAAAGCATATCAGGAATTCAAAGTAATACTGTAACTACAACAGCTATTGCTAAAGGAGGCGGTGAAGGTGAATCCATAAATGATATAAGAGTTAATGCTCCAAGATCAATTTCTATTCAAGATAGAACAGTAACTGTTACAGATTACAAAACATTATTATTGCAAAACTTTAATGACATTGAAACATTAAATGTTTTTGGTGGTGAGACTACGACTCCACCTGAGTTCGGAAAAGTAATAGTTTCAGTGGATTTGAAAAATGCTGATGGTATACCAGATAGTAGAAAAAAAGATATTGAAGACTTCTTAAGATTAAGGTCTCCATTATCAACTATACCTAAAGTTGTTGATCCAGAATTCCTATTCGTAGATGTAACAACAAGTGTTAGATATGATCCAAACTTAACAGCTAAGACTGATCAAGATATTAAATCATTAGTAACTACAAGTATTGAAGAATTTGCTAATTTAAACTTAAACCAATTTAATTCATCATTAAGAAAATCTCAACTATCAAGAGCAATAGATGATTCTGATAAAGCTATTCTTAATAATGATACCTCCATATTATTAGAAAAAATAATTGTTCCTACACTTGACACTGCTAATAGTTTTGTGCTAGACTTTAATAATAAAATATTACAAGAGATACCAGAATCAACAGGAACATTTATTGACGGTTCAGCACCAGTAACATCAAGTGCATTTACATTCAATACATTAACTGAATGTACATTAAGAGATAATGGTACAGGCACAATGCAAGTTGTTAAACAATCAAATGGATCATTACAAGTAGTCAATACTAATATTGGTACTGTAGATTATGATAATGGAATTGTGAACATTAATGGTCTCGAAGTAAGCGCATTTACAGGAGCAGGAATAACAGTCAGTGCTAACCCTGTTGATACTACAATAAGATCAGATAAGAACATTATCTTAAGGTATAACAGCAGCCCACAGATTAATATTATACAAGAGAGAACATAATGCGACAAATAGAAGACAAGATATCTTTATTTGTCCAAGAGCAGTTCCCAGCTTTTTATGATGAAGAAGGTCCGGTATTCCAAGCATTTCTAAAAGCATATTATGAATACTTGGAACAATCTGATGAAATATTAGACTTTTCTCGTAACTTATTAGAGTATCAAGACATTGATAAAACTACAGGACAGTTTTTAGAACACTTTAAAGCAACTTTTTTATCACAATTACCAGGGCTAGTACAAGCAGATGATAGGCTTACAATTAAGAATATCATGGACTTTTACAGAGCAAAAGGTTCTCCAAGAGCTGTACAACTACTGTTTAGACTGCT